GGCCCACCATATAGCACGTTCTGGTTTTTCTGCAATTAGAGATAACACCTGTGCGCCGCCCTTCAAAAAACATAAATCGCAATTTCCATGCATAGTCACGCCGTTCATGTTAGGCAGGCCAAGATCAAATGGCTGCGACTTCCAAAATGCAGAAATGTCTGACTTGGTGATGCCAGCAGTCACCAGTGGAATGCGTGACTTGTCAGCAATTTTTGCGGCTCGGCGCTGCTCGTCTGCTCTCATGCCAACCCAATCCATTGACTCGTTGTGCGCCCAGCCCAGCGACTTCAGATACTTGTGAATGCTGCGGATCTTCAGCTCCACGGTGCAGAACCTGGTAACCGGATTAGGTAGGTAATTCCGCTTGCGGATCAGCGCCTCAAACGGCTCACCATCGCGGCTGGCGGTTTCAAACGTCACGCGCTTGAATGCTAGATCAGCGTTTTGGAACTCAACCCAATGAACCTCAACATTCCACTGCTCTGAGCAATCCTGCACAAACCGCAGAGTCGCCTCATCTTCCTTGCCGGTATTCGCAAAGCAGACAATCGCCTCCGCTGGCAAACCGCCATTGCTTTGCAGTACGCGCCAAAGCATATAGGCACTAGTGCGCCCACCGCTAAACGATATGCACGTTGGCTCTGTGATTTTGAATGGGTCAAGCATTGCGTGTTATGTACCAGTAAGCAATCAAAGCAGCATCTGCGCGGCCATCGTCCTTCGCACGCTTGAACAAATCAGCTTTGCTTGGGAACAGTTCCATAGCACGCATACGGCTTGCATCCTTACCCGCTGCGCGGCCCACAGCCTTCGTCCAGGCGGCAGGGGTGACGTAGGTGCTTGGGAAGTGCATAGCGGCCACAACGCCCTCAATAATGCCTGCGCTGCGCCCAAAATTGAACATGGAAACAGACCCGTTCCCGGGGAGTGCGCCAACCTTCTCAATAACAACGTGCGCTTCATTTCGCGGATACCAGCCATCTAGTATGTCCACCAAGGTCACCGCTGAAATATGGCTCTTCATCGTCTTGCCAGATGCAATTTTCAGCGTAGGCATATCCACTACACAGTCCAGCACTCCATCCTCAAAGAATGCAATGGCTCCGCTGATGCCTGGGTCGATGCCGATAACGAAGCTCACTTAACTTTCCCCAGCAACACAGACCAAACATATCCACCAGCGACCTTAGCGGCAAATTGCAGGGCAATGATTTCCGGCATCAGCACACCGAAAGCAATGGTCGGGAACGCCACAGAGTCAACTGCTGCACCAGCAACATTGGACACATTGGCACGCTTGAACCATGACCCTGTCACCTTTGAGAACACCGCCCAATCGGCCAACGCCGCCAGCGTGAAAGATGCAGCAGATGCTACGGCAATCATGCCAGCATCCTGGTTCAAGGCATAGGTCAGGATGCCGCTGACTGAAATCAAGACCGCCATCTGCCACGCCTTAATCTGCATTTGCAACCAATCCCGTAATGCCAGGTCAAGGCCAATAAACAGAAACGCATTGATAGGACTGACCCAAACGCCAAAGGTGGCAATGGATAGGTTTGCCAATGTCATGGCAATGGCGTAGACAATGATGGCGGCAATCAGCATAAAACTTCCTGTAGTGGTTGATTTTTCCAGTGTGCTGGTGGGTTTGTTGAGTCGATGCGTTTTGCCATGCAACCAGCGCATTCCAAATGCTCTGCATGGTGCAGCGCAACATTGGTCGAATCGGCACTTGCCAAAGGCCACGGGCCGCTTGATTGCCCAAGCATACGCATTCCATGCACCCAAGGGATTTGCTTGCCGTAAGTGTTCACCAGGGCGTTGAATGCCTCGTCCATACGGTGACACCACTTGGATGTGCCAATCTGCCAAAACTCACCAGCCGACCCAAAGCATACCCGTCCCCAAGCATCGCACAATTCAATCAGGTAGGAAATCGAAAGTCCGAGATGCCAAACTGGAATGCCCATCTCCTTGCGGAAAGGCCAAGACTTCACCATTTCGCGCTGCTCGTCTTCCGACCCGTCAATCACGTCAGGCACAACACCCCAATGCGGATGCGCCAGCAAGGGTTCCACCCAGCCATAAAACCCATCGCGGTCAAAGGGTAAGCCTCTCGTCTTCGCGCTGAATGCGCCGTTGTCCAACATCAAAGATTGACCAATACGCAAGCAACGTTTGAGATCATCGGGACGTGCATACGACACACAAAAGTGCTTGCCGCCCATTGTCTCTATGGCCTTCATGGGACTGATAGGCGTCCCGTGATAGTGAATCACTGCTGGCTCTCCTTCTGCAACGCCAGCAGCCTGGCTTCCACCAGAGCATCGCAAGCCTCTTGCAGATTGATAACGGCGCTGTACAGTGGAACGACCTTGCCGGTAGACCAGCGGCTCACCTGGGCCTTGTCAATGCCTGCGGCGTAGCTGACGTCTGACAAGGTGAAACCTGACCTTTCCGCTTTCTCGCGTATGGCTCTGATTGCAATTTGTGTAGTGGATTCCATGATTAGATTATCATCTCCTTGTTGACGCATTTTACACGGGAAAGTATAGGTAGTTTCCCTAATGCATTTCGCAACTGCTGTTTGTGATGTAACTGTCAACTGCGATATGATTCACTCATCAACAACGCAACTGGAGCAACAACATGACAACACTTACCCGCACCTCAGTAACTGGCAAGCAACTGACCTACCAAGTCATTGCCTACAAAATCATTGGCACTAAAAAGTACGCAGTTTGCTTGCGTGATGGTATGCAAGTTCTTCTGCCGGTGTAACCCTATCATCAACAACCGGAGTAAATATGAAACTCACAGACTACCAGCGCAACCAGCTAAAGGCTGCCGCTTGCTTTGGAGGCGATCAGATTGATATGGTTGCCGCTAGCTTGCAACGCGAGAACCCTGATGCATTTTTGCGCGAGTCGGAATTGCACCAGCGCAACTTCTACCATGAACCAAAAAGTTACGGGTCACCCGTACCCCACCGTTCCTACGTCCAGCGCTTGGTGGTTCGCCGCCGTGAGCAGGACAATGAGCAACGCCAGGTGATGGATCAGAACCACTACCTTCAGCAAACTTTTCAAATCGGAGTCGGAGCATGAAATCCTTAATCCTTGACGCGCTGCTTTCAGCAGCAATCCTTGCCGGTTTGGTTTACGTCCTTGCACAATGGTGGTTCGCATGAAAGTGAAAGAATTGATTGAGAAGCTGCAAGACTTTGACCCCGAGGATATGGTTGTGCGTGATGGATATGAGGGAGGAGTGTGCGAGGTCATAGACATCAGTCTGAAGACTGTGGCGCTCAACGCCAATCAGGCTTGGTATTACGGCGACCATGAAATACTGTCTGATGGAGTGTCATTCAAGCAATACCCTGATAGCGCGAAAGCAAGAGTCGTATACATAACTTAGGAGAGCAAGCAATGATGAACCCACTAGAAATTGAGATCAAGCGCACCGTGTTCGCGCACCTTCCCGCCGTTGGGAATATTGGCCTCATCTCGCGTGAAGAGTTGGCGACTATGCTGCATACCGCTTGCACCGATGCCGCACTTGCAGGCTGGGCGCGTGGTACTGAGACGGCACAAAAGCGCTTAGACCAGGAACTGGAGATCCTGCGCCAGGAGTTGAAAGCGATCCAGACTGAACTGGCGTATGCCAAGGCGAATTAGCCTAGTCGTTGTGGCGCTCTGCGCCATGCTGTTTTTATTCGATTCACCGGAGTACGAATCATGGATACAGATGATGAGATTGAGTCCTGGGCCAGCATTGTCCTGGGCCTGATAGCGACATTGTTCTTCTTTATCGGAGTCGTTGCCGTCATAGTCTCGGCCTGCATGGCCTGGGGCTACTACACCTATGAACCCTTGTGCGGCACTGTCGCCGCGCTGTTCACCCAGGAGTGCAAGCTAACATGATCCATATCCTTTACATACCCGTCCTGTTTGTCTGCATGAATGGCAACTGCGAGTTCATGCAGGCGCAGACCTCATACAAATCAGAGCAGCAATGCCGCGCCTCAATAGACGTGCAAAAAGAAAATTTGCAAAAAATGGCGCTCAAAGGTGGTCAGATGGTCACGCTGATTGAGGGCACTTGCATCACGCTCAAAGGTGGGATGCTATGACCGGATTTGAATCAAAGAGTGAAGCGGCTGCGGACAAGCAGAAAGAATATGACCCGTGCCTTCATTGCATCAAAGGCGTTGTTTGTAGGACACCGAAATGTGGTCGCCTTGCGTTGCCACTTGACCATCCATTTCGTAATGCACAGCCAGCGCAGGAGCCTGTGGCGCACGTTTATTTGTTTGACCGTGCGGGCAGACCCCTCATTGCGTGGAATAACGCTAAAGGCATCAAGATAGGCGACAAACTCTACACCGCACCATCACAGCGCGAATGGGTAGGGCTGACAGATGAGGAGATTGACGCATGGACACCAGAAATTCACGTCGTAATTCGCGCCATTGAGCAAGCCTTGAAGGAGAAAAACGGATGCGCCTAACCCGTAAAACCGACCACACTCAACTACTGGAAATGCTTGCTTATCGCGCCGAGTGCTTTCCAAACTATCCGATTGGCGGGCACATTCCCGAAGTGTTTGCCGCGCTTGGCAGGCCAATTCCGATTGGGGATTTGTTGGCACAGCCACCCCTGCCAGTGCAGCCAGCGCAGGAGCCTGTGGCGTGGGCTGACCTTGTAAAAGAGGCGCAACAAATCGTGAAATCAAAATTTCTGTGGAAAAAGTTTATTGATAAAACACCACTAGCAAACGACATTGCTTGTTGGATGGCTGACTTTGCTCAACAGCACACCACACCACCCCTGCCAACACAGCCAGCGCAGGAGCCTGTGGCGTGGATATGGAAAGATATGCGCGGGCAAGACATTGTTAGCTTGTTTGAGCCACGATTTAATTCAATTCCTCTCTACACCGCACCATCACAGCGCCAGCCGCTGACGGATGAGACAGAAGCCGTAATTGCAGCAGCAAAAGCAGCAATGGATGCTAGTTTCGAAACCAAAAACAGGGAATTAGACATATCAATCCCCGCACACCTTGCCGCTGCTTTGAGTTTACGGCTTGATGAGTTTGAAGCCGCCCACAACATAGGAGCCAAGCCATGAAAAAGCTAACGCGAGACGAGACCGAGCATGGGCAGCACTACTACCTTGCGTCTGAAGTTGATGCGCTATTAGCACAGCCAGCGCAGGAGCCGGTGGCTTATGTAACGGGAACTTATGGTGGTAGGTTTGTAGTTGCGCCGCTGAACCCTGCAATGGTTTTGCCTATTGGCATGGCGCTTTATGCTGGTCCAACATGATCTGCCCGCAATGCAACGCCTGGACTCGCGTTTTGGAGACGCGGCACAAATACGACAACCAGGTCTACCGGCGCTATGAGTGCGCCAATACGCACCGCTTTTCAACTATGGAAAAAGTTGTCCTACGTCCAGTTAAACAATCACTGAGCCAGACTGAAGCTGGGCAAGTGTCATCCCACCCGTGTACTGAAAATGCGGAAACTCTTTGAACGTCTTCCAATCTCCAGCCCATTCTAGGCCGCAAGCCTTGCCAATTTCGCCCACTTGCTTCCAGACGCCTTGATCGTCCCAGATGGCCTTGCCGTTGACCAACGGCACGACATCCAAGGCGCAGCGCCAGTTGTGCCAAGATTGACCGGCCTTGGCTTTGGTCACAATGTTGCCTGGTGCTGTGCGGCCCTGGGCGTAAAGAGCGTTTTGGCTTTCGCTGTCGCGGTAAGTGGAGGTCACCAGCAAGTCAATGCCCTTGGCCTTGGCCGCTGCAATAAACGCCTCTGCCCGTTGCTTAACGGGCGGTGCTAGGTCATCAAGGTTTCGAGAATTGATCATTTGTTACCGACTTGTAAGGTTGTTTCAAATCCACATAAACGTCAATGCAAGTGCCTTCTGCACGGGCGTGCGTGTTTTGCAAGTACCAATCCACCTTCTCGTTGATGGTTTTGACGCAAAGCGCCCTGTCGGTGTAGATGGTTTGCTGCTGGAGGAATTCGCACTTTTCCAGCACGCAGATGTACATGACCGGAACCCAAATCATTTTGGCTCCCCGTCAGTCTCGCCGTGCGACAACTTCACACCAGCCAGCAAGCCAATGAAGCCACCGACAATGGTTTGGAACGCGGGCGAGATGAGTTTGAAGATTTCAGCGTTGTCAACTTTGTCGTCAAACAAGCCAGCCATTAAAACGCCAACCATGCCAACGACAACAATACATAGCGTAAAACTAACCATCAAAGTTACAAGAAACGTCAGCTTGGCTTTCATTTTGCTGCTACTCCGCTAATTTTCTCCGCTGTTCGCATACCGCCTAAGCCAAGCATTCCTAGCAGCAATGGCATCATGGTTCCCATGTCCATCTGCGGGAACTTGATCGGGTGACCGTAGACCGCTGCGCCCCACTCGGCCAATGGGCCAACAACAAACTGGACGGCAAAGCCTGCACCGCAGACCCAGCCTATGCCTGGTCGCCAACCGCTGACAAATACCGACGGGTTGGCGGCTTCAGCTTTGTTGATGTCAAGCTGACCGGCAATCATTGCCAGTTCGCCGGACTGCTGTAGCTTGAACAATTCCAATTTGGCGGCGGCAGCTTGCGCTGGATCCGGCCAAAGCCGATCCATGACCTTGCCACCGATGTCTAAGAGCGCGGATACAGGATCAAGTGCCATTTGTGTTTCCTTTGGTACGGATGTCAACAATCTTCTCTGCGGTCTTGCCCGCAAAGATAGCGGTGATCACAATGATCATGGCCTGACCCAGCAAATCAACGTATGCGCCCCGTGTCTCTAGATTAAAGACCGATAGCAACGCAAAGAAAAAGTAGGAGAACAGCAAGAACGCAACCGTGACCGGCTGGATGTTCTTAGCTAACCAAGACTCATTTGGCTCGTTCATAAAGTTTATCAATCTTTGTTCTGACGCGCATGGTATCCGCTGCGCCTAAGACTTGCGCCAGATTCGTGTAAATAAGTACCAACTGCTCTTTAGTGCAGACTTGGCCCGAGTCATCCAACCATTCAAGTATTCGATCATGTCTTTCCTTTGAATCGTGAACACTGTACGCAATGTTTACGAAGTCGCTGACGCTGCACTCACGCTTGACTGTTGCGCCGTAGACAAACGACAGCAGAACAATAGGAATAAGCCAACGCACATTGGTTTAACGATATACAGCAACCGCTGTATAACTTGTGGAATCTGTAGCCCCAACGCCAGTTCGGGTATTGATAACAGTCACACTTGTTGATGTCTGACCAGATACAGCAAAAGTTTCTGTTTGACCTGAATTACAACCCGATACAACAGCAGCAAAATTTGCGTCTGTCATTGTGGTGGTGAAATTTACAGTGTAATTTCCTGCTGAATTGCGAGTGACACTTGTTACATTTCCACCGGCGGTAGGCGCGTTTGTGCCAGTAAGAGTACCGTTAAAAATACACCATGCCCTTGCCATATACAAAGGCGTTGCGCCAACTACGGTAGCTACGGGCGCAGAATTAAACGATTTATTTGTCAGCGACTGTGCGCCTGCTAACGTGGCAACTGTGCTGTCAATGGCAATTGTGCCGGTAGAAGTGATTGGGCCGCCAGTAAGACCTGTGCCCGTAGCAACAGACGATACAGCAGTACCCGACACTATGCTTGTCCATGCGCTGTTAATGTAGCCTTCAACTGCTGCCGTGCTGGTGTTGTAGCGAATCATGCCGTTAGTCGGTGATGGGCGCTCTGCGGTAGTGCCAGAGTTCAATTTCATTGCGCCGAGGCCGGTCAGCGTAACCGCGCCGGATGCCGTCAGCGTGGTGAAAGCGCCGGTGTTGGGTGTGGTGTTGCCGATAGGCGGTGGCGACGCCAACGCGCTAAGGTCTAGCGGCGTGGTAATGTTGTCCACGGTGTACAGCAGCACCTCAGTCGAAGTCCTGACAATGAACTTGTAGCTAACGGTGGACAACAGCCAAATGTTGGCCTGGCCGTAAGAGTCCAAGATGATGGGGTTAGTGTTGGCCGTGCCAGCCGAATAGTCGGTGTAGGTAGTGGCTGGAGTAGATGTGCCCGCAAGGTAGGTGTAGATCTTCCCGCCAACTAGCGGAGCGCCGTCCGAGCCAAAGATTTGCTGCTTAGGGGTAGGTGATAGTCCGGCCATTATTTGTCCTTGTCTTGTTTGTTTTCCAAACGGTCAAAAATCTTACTCAGCATCTCTTTGATTTCTTTCATGTCGTCGCGGTAGTCCTGCCGGGCGACGTAGACCAATGGTAGTTTACTCAGGTCTGTTTTCAGTTCCTGCACCGCCGACCACAGTTCACGGGCGAACCATCCAGCCACCGTCAAAGCAGCGCCAAATAGGATGTTGAGTAGATGCTGATCCATTATCTTCCTGCTTGTAGCGCTTGTTGGAATCGTGGGTCAACTGCCGCATTAGCACGCAAAAATTCCTCAAACGCGCTTTGCTGCTGGTTGGCTAGTTGGTTGGCTGCAAGTGTGCCGGTTTTGATGCCTTGGTTGGCGCGTAGCTGATTGGCTACAGCCGCCGCACCGGCTGGCCTAGCGGTCAATGCGGCAGCCGCCAAGCGTTGGCCTGGTGCTGAGTACAGCGCAGGGCCAGCAAGCATTCCAGCGGCAATCGCTGGGTAACCAGCGCCTGCTGCACCGCCTGATGCAATCAGTGCTGCCAATGACCGATAAGGTGTGCCGGAGTCAGGCAACTTGTTGCCCAATACGGTTTTGCCCGTCTCAGACAGATCCTGCATCAGAGCCTCGCCGGTAGCAAACCTTGACTTGTCTTTGCTGCGATCCATAGCACGCACTGCGCTTTGCAATTGGGCCGGCGAGAAAATACCCTCTTCAGCGCCCGTGATTCCAGACGCCCGTTGTACTCGCTTGAAGTTTGCATATCCGGTGTCAATTGCTCTTAATTCCGCAGCATTTTGCGGATTAGACCTAATCACCAATTGACGAAATTGGTCTTGCACTTCTTGAAGTGCTTGACCCATTAGTCGCTGATCAGCATCAGTTGAGGCACTAAGCAAATTTATGCGTTCGCGCAAGTCACTCTGAATCTGTTTCAGTGTTTGGCCAGTAATCGCTTGTTGGCCTTGAAATTTGTTGACCACATTGGTGTCTAGGAATCTGTCAAATGCTCTTACTGCATTAGGATCAATTGCGCCTTGCTGAACCATTTGGCGAAGATTGCCAATTTCAGCGCCAAATACAGGATCTGCTTGCACCGTCATCCTTGGCAACAAATTTCCATATGCATCGTCCAATCTGTCAGATACAAATTGCACTGCTTCTCGGCCAGTAGTGCCTTCGGGCAATGTTTGTCCAATTGGCCTTAGTGCCCTATTAAATGCGGCAGTGTTTAACTGCTCAACTGCTCTGTTTTGTGCTGACTTGATAAAGTCACCAATGACGGGAATGCTGGTCAAGCCTTCCTCAAAACGCTTGTAGCCACCACCAAGGATTTGGCCTGTAGTGGGCGTTACGCCTTCAGCCATAAGCGCTCTGACGCCAGGGTCAACCGTTGGGTTAACCATTGCCGCAGCGGGACGGGTAAGCATATTGATTGGGTTGGTGAGTTCACCGCCCCGAATCAAAGCATTGGCTACAGGCAATGTTGCGCGAGAAATTTGTCCAGCAATTGGTGCTCCTCTAGTTCCGGCTGTTGCGCCTAAACCTAAAGCGGTAGTGCCTCGCAACAATGCACCGCCACCGCCTAGCACCGTGGATACATCACCCACAACGCGAAACGGGTCTTGCTCCATCATTTGCTGAAAGCCTGCGCCTGTGCCGTAAGTTTTGGCGTAATCTTGACCTACTACATTTGCGGTTTGAATGGCACGTTTTTGCGCTTCTGGGTTAAACTCAATTGCATTAAGTCCTTTTTGTATTGGTTCTGGCAAAGCGTTGTACACACCTCCCGCCACAATGTCGCCAATGCCTTGCGCGGTCTGCAATGGGCTTGATACGGCATCCACTAAGCCGCCAATGGTGTTTTTGTACAAGCTAGGAAAGAAACTACCAGCAGTCGCAAACGGGTTGTAGCCTGCTGGTTGCTCTGCTTCTACCGCTGGTGCTGCGGCTGGCGTTCCTGCGCGAGCAGCAGGCATACCTTCACTGGCGGGTGCGCCTTTTTTGCCACCGTCAACGCCAATTACATTTTTGCCAAAGTCTTGCTGGGCGCGTTGCTGCACCGCAGCAGGCGTCAAATCATCAGGCGCGTTTTGATAGACATGGGTTGTCCCATCTTCAAATGTGATTGTGATATTGCGTGCCATTACCAATTGCTCACAGTTGCGGGTGCTGCCTTACTTTTACCGGAAAGAGTGGGACTAGCTTTATATCCTTGATCTTCCCCATAAGTTTCGGATAACCCTTGTTGATTCAATTTTGCCCATTTCAGCATTGACTCAAGTTTGGTCTTAGCATTGTCTGCCCTATCGGTTGGGGTAGGAATAAATCCCAAACGCTGCATTTCGCCTACAGACACAGCAGACCCGCTGCGATCATGTATTACCAAAGAACCAATGTCGCTAATCGCTGACCTTGCCGCCACTCCTTTTGGATCCATTCGATCTAACGCTTGACCTGGCAAAAGATTTTTTAATCCAACTGCATCAGGATTCTTTTTAATCAAATCCAACGCTTCTTGAATCCGTTTAATTGACATATCGTTTGTGCTAATAGCCGTATTGATATGGGCAGGAATAGGTTTAAGCTTTTCTTGTTTATCAGCAGGGCCACCTGGAATAGGTTCAAGGTTCTCGCCAGTAGCGTCATAACGGTATCCACTAGGCGGCTTGGGTTTGCCAGCCGCTGCCTGTTTATTCGTGCCGACTTTGCCAGCAACAGGCAATGCTCCACCTTCAATTGGAACGCGAACAAGTTTTCCTTCTGCGTTAAGGGTATGCGGAATTCCCTTAATGTTGATGATTTTTGGTGCAGCTACAGCTTGAGATTTAGCGGCAACAGCAGGCAGTACGCCACCTTCAACAGGGACAGGTACAAGATTTCCATCTTCGTTAAGGGTATGCGGAATGCCTTTAATGTTGATGATCTTTGGTGCAGCTGTAACCGCAGCAGCGGGCAATGCCCCGCCTTCAACGGTTAATGGTTCAAGATTTCCTTCTGCATTAACGGTGTGCGGAACACCTTTAATGCTAATAATTCTGGGTGCTGCTGCGGCTGCTGGGATTTTGTCCTTCGCAATGATTAAGCCTGACTCAGTGTCCAAAGCCGCGCCAGCGCCAAGACTGATATATCGCTGGCCTTGATTGCGTTCAACTTTCACCGCTTGTTCAAAAGCCTTGATTAGCAACTCACGCTCTTGTGCCCATCCCGGCGTTGCAACTCCTCCACGCGCAAATCTTTGATTGCCATCTTGAATTTTCTTCATTAGGGCAGCAGGATCTTGCAAAGGATTAACCGCTTTCTTTGCCATTGCGTTAACGGCAGGCGCAGCGGCAACTGCCGGAGCCAAGGCATTAACAGATTCACCTTGAACTGGCGCTAATTCAGCGGGAATAGGCTCTCTTGTCAAAAGGCCACTAGGGCTTAAAGTCCATCGCATCCCAGGAAACTCTTTAAGACTTGCCGTTTCCCCGTAATTTTTTAGCTTATCAACAATTTGGCTTTTAAATTTAGCGTTTATTTTTACGTCGGGCGCTATGTCTATAGTTCCTTCGGCTTCAATTGCAACAGGTTTAACAGGAAAAGCAACAACTCCCCTACCTTGGTCAATACCAACAGGCGCAGGCATCCCAGGCGCAACCATTGGCGCAGCAACATTGTTAGCGCTAGGCGCAACTACGGCTGGCAAACCGGCAGGCGCAGGCGCACCAGCAAGCCGGTCTTCCTCGTATGCTTTCTCATTTGCCCTTTGATATTCATACGCTTGCAATATTTGCAAAGATTTTAGAAGCTTCTCCCCACCGTCCCGCACTATAGAGTTAGAGCTGTTAAACATTTCTTTTGCGGCTTGAAAAGGATCTCGCGGCGCGTCTGGAAACTCTGCCGCCTTTGCCATAATTCCATTAACAATATTTTTTGCTTCATTTACCTCATCAAACGTCATCTTGGCTGTTGCAGCGCGGGATTGCTGCTCTTGCATCCGATACGGCGCTAGTTGCCGAGCCTCTTGCATCTGCATCTGTGCAAGCTGATTTTGATTTTGGGCAGATTGCATCTGCGCTAATTGGTTGTATTCTGCGCCAAGGTCTCGAAATTGAATTTTGAGTGGTCTTCCACTCATTGGTATGCTTGTGTCTAAAGGCATGATTTTTCCTTAACGACCTTGATAATCCAAATACATATTGTTTCTGCTTTGATTTAGCAAATTTTGATCAGCCAACAATGCGTTTCGTTGTTGGCTTTGGGTGTAATCCAAATATGTGCCTAGACCGCTTTGTGCTGCGTTAGACATTCCCATGTACCCAGATGCGCGGGCGTTGGCAGAGCCAAGATAACCTTCACCTGTAGCCGCTGCCCCTTGCATTCCATAGCCGCCCACATTGGACGCCATGTTTTGACCAGCAGCGCCTAAACCGGCAGCGGTTGTCTGGCCCATCCCGGTCAACGATTGCAACGGATTGAGTCGTGCGGCGCGCTCAGTTTGGTAACGGTTGAATGCGTTGGTGTACTCTTGCGATCCCATGTCCTGACCAAAGCGCGTAGCAGCTTTCAATGCACCGCCAGAGATCAGCCCGCCGCGTGCAGCCGCCGAACGCTCCAACGCCTTTTGGCCTTCCGATAACCGAAAAGCGTAGCCTGGGTCAGCTTGAAATTGCTCTTGTCCAAACGGCGTGTACCTAGAGGCTTGCACCAACTCAGGCAATGCGTTGACGCCTGCCTGATAAAACGGTTGCTGGCGGGCCACATTTTCGTTGTACTGCTGTTGCTGCAAGTCGGCTGCGTAGCGAGATGCGGCCGCTTGTGCTTCAGCCGTTCGCGTTGCAGCATCAGATTGCTCGCCTGCGGCTCTATTGGCGGTAAATGCGCCAAGTAAGCTACTTCCCACCATTGCTGCTGGTAACATCCATGCGGCCATCGCTAATTCTCCTTCGCCAATAGTGGCATATTATCAGGCTCAATGAAACTCATGTCACTTCCCTTCCGCTAACGCGCATATTGATGGCGCTGCCCGAACTGGCCGTGGTTGAGATGAACGCGCCGGAACCTAAGATTTGGCCTACCAACTCAGGAAAGATGTAAGTTTCACTGGCCGCAAGTAGCTTGTCCTTGACAATCAAGTTGCTGCTGTCCGGCGAGTAGGTCTGAGTCACCAGGTTGACGCTGATGGTCGCCGAGGATCCGCTGATGTTGGTGGCCGTAAACTTGTCAATGATGGCCGTAACATTGGTGGCCGTGTATTGCGTGGTTTGCGCCACATCAACAAACTTGGCGGGCACTAGCGTTTTGGCGGTTACGGTCATGCTGGCATCTCCGGCACTTCCACCCAAGATTGGGCGGTTTCGTCCCAAGTGTAACGCCCATCAGCAGGATAAGGAATAGGCGATTCCCACAAACAAGTGTCTTCATTTAACACCCAAGACGCATACGGGGTTGGTGGGATAAAGGCATCACGTTCACGGTCATAGGTAAACCCAATGCCTGCGTAATTTTTACGCAATGGAGTACCGCCATTAGCATGAACGCCGCCTCGCGTGTTGTAGCTGGTTTGAATCCACTCGCCTGGGGAACTATCCACAAACGTCTGAAAAAACTCATGTTCAGCCACAATAACTTGAACCACAATTCCATTGTTGACTTTTGCAAAATGAGACATAGATTTACTCACGCAGTATATGTACCGGAAGAAGTGAACGTATGGTAAGTGTAGCCACCGACTGAAGTAACAGTGCCACCAGTTCCTCTTTGTGAGCCTGAGTAACGAATAATTACCGTTCCAGAACCGCCATTGCCACCGACTGCGCCAGTGTTGTCTTTTCCGGTTCCACCGCCGCCGCCGCCGGTATTAGCGGTTGCATTATTTCCCGCGCCGGTATTGCTACCATTGCCGCCGCCACCCGACCCGCCAGTACCTTGAGTTCCTCCTGATGCATAACTAGCACCGCCGCCGCCACCGGCATAGTAAGTGCCAAGTGATTGCCAGTTAAGGCCAACGCCACCATTGCCACCACCAGCAGAAGTTCCCGCAGCGCCAACTGCACCTGCGCCACCACCACCGCCAGAACCGTAATTCGGGCCTGTGTATCCAGTGCCACCAGCGTATCCTTGCCCCGATGTACCGGAACCGGCAGTAGTACCACTACCACCACCACCGCCTCCACCTCCACCGCCGGAGCCACCTGACACACCCGCAATGTTGGTATCTCGGCCAGGGGAACCGCCGCCACCGCCAACAGGCGCGGTGCTATTAAAGGAAGATGTACTTCCGCTAAATCCAACTTGTCCAGTTGCTGCGCCGCCGCTACCGCCTGCGCCGATGGTGACTGTATAGCCAGTTCCAATGTTTACATTTGCTGTGCTAGTTAAATATCCACCAGCACCACCACCACCGGCAATACCGCTTCCGACTTGAATGCCGCCGCTGCCAGCACCGCCAGCAACAACCAAATAATCAATGCTATATGATTGAGCAGGTGTTTGCGTATTAAAACCAGAATATGGAATCCAGCCTTGTGTCGCATCTATGTAGACTAAATGTATTGATGACCTAGTAGTTTGTATGTAAGAATTACCAGTTGTCGCATCTATCTTAGACCCATTAGGGTTTAAGATTAAATTATTGGTAGCAAAAGTTCCAGCGTAATCAGTCAAGCATAAAAAATTACCCGCGCTTGGGCTTGCTGGAAGCGTTACGGTTATTGCGGCTGATGTTGTGTTAACCGGATAAGCGTTACCCGATACACCAGTAAAGTTAGCTGTTTGGACAGATTGCCAAGACAAACCACCACTGCCACCACCACCAGCCGCCCATGTAGCTGTTGTTCCGTTGGATGTCAACACATAAGTGTTAGCACCAATAGCCAATCTGGTTGCGCTGTTTGTGCCATTGCCAATGATCAGGTCACCGGTTGTGGTGATGGGTGATAAAGCATTAAACGCAGCGCCTGCCGTAGTCTGGCCTGTACCGCCGTTTGCAATTGGTAAAGCGGTTCCCGAATAGGAAATTGCCAAAGTGCCCGCAGTTGTGATTGGACTGCCGGTGATGGACAAAAATGATGGGACTGTTGCCGCAACACTGGTAACAGTCCCAAGTCCCGCAGCAGAAGCCCAAGCAAACCCTGTACCGTTGTATTGCAGATATGTGCTGCCAATAGTAGGAGCCGCAATAAACGATGTCGCACCAGAACCCGTGTTGTACGGAATCTGAAGATTTGCACCAGCAGCAATGTTGGTGGCAGTTGTTGCGGATGTGGCGGTAGCTGCGTTGCCTGTCGTATTCTGATTGAACGTAGGCCAAGTAAATGTGCCTGTACTGAAATTACCGCTAGTTGGCGTACCAAGAATTGGCGTAGTAAAGCTGGGTGAAGTAGCCAACGCCACAACAGTCCCGCTGCCGGTGGTGCTGTACGAAGTACCCCAAGCGGTTCCCGTGGAATTAGGAATGCCAGCGCCAGGGTACACCATTGGCAATGAATTGTTGACGGTGATTGCCGCCGATCCGTTGTAGGTAGTGCCAGAACTAAACGATATGCCTGTTCCCGATGTCAACGCATTGGCAACAGACCCAGCAGAACCCGTTGTGTTCTGATTAAGCGTAGGAATGTCAGCGGCAACCACAGCCCTAAATGTAGGCACACCAGCGGTTCCATTTGGTGCTGCTAGGACATAGTTAGCGGTCTTGGACGCATATGGATTTTGAGTATCACCATAACTAGCAGAAAGACTTAGTGCAGGAGTAGCTCCACCACTAGATGCAATTGGAGATGTACCTGTTACTGAAGTAACTGTACCCTGTGGGTTAGCAGCGGTTGTGATACTAGTAACACGACCATAGGTATCAATAGTTACAACAGGAACTAAACTAGCTGATCCTGTAGTGCCAGCAGTAGCAATACCACTAGCTAAATCAATAACAGGTGTAGCACCTCCAGTGCTTGTAATGTTACCTATAGTTCCAGATACAGATGTAACTGTTCCAGATCCTTTGTTGTTAAACGTATTCCAATCTGTGCTAGTTAAATAACCGCTAACACTTGTTGTAGCTGCTGCCATTGAAATAGCAGGCGTTGCACCGCCGCTAGAAACAACCGGAGACGTTCCCGTTACGGATGTAACAGTCCCCGAATTAGTCGCCGCAATGGTGATGGATCCGCTTGCGTTGGTGACGCTGATTCCTGTGCCTGCGGTCAAAGTAGCACGGGTAAACCCTGTGCCATTGCCAATGTCCAATGCGCCATTAGCTGGCGTGGTTGTTAGCCCTGTACCGCCATTTGCAACCGCCACAGTCCCCGTCACATTGGACGCGGTTCCCGTGGTGTTCTGATTGAGCGTGGGCACATCCGCAGCCTGGATGGTTGCCATCACCACATTTGTTCCGTTACCGCGCAAGTATGAGCCGCTGGTGACCGCACCAGCAAAAGCGTTCATAGCCAACTGCGCGGTAATCTCTCCCGATCCACCGTTTGCAATTGGCAGTGCAGTGCCTGAGTAGCTGATTGCCAAAGTGCCTGACGTAGTGATTGGGCTGCCGGTCACCGACAAGAAAGTTGGAACAGTTGCAGCAACGCTGGTCACGGAACCAGAGCCTTTGCTGTTGAATGTAGACCAATCTGTGGAGGTCAAATAACCGTTTGTTGACGAAGTGGCTGCCGCCATGCTGATAGCAGGGGTTGCACCACCAGACGATACAACTGGCGCGGTTCCTGTCACGCTGGTGACTGTGCCCTGCGGGTTGGCCGCTGTTGTGATGCTGGTGACGCGCCCGTAGGTGTCAATGGTCACCACAGGAATCAAAGAAGCTGACCCTGTTGTTCCTGCTGTTGCCACACCGCTTGTTAAGTCAATAACAGGCGTGGTGCCGCCCGTGCTTGTGACGCGGCCTGTAGTGCCTGATACCGACGTAACTGTGCCTGTCCCTTTGCTGTTAAAAGTGTTCCAGTCTGTGCTGGTCAAATAACCGTTGGTGCTTGTCGTAGCCGCAGCCATTGAAATGGCAGGCGTTGTACCGCCGGACGATACAACTGGGGCAGTGCCCGTCACGCTAGTGACAGTTCCAGATCCCTTGTTGTTAAACGTAGTCCAATCCGCTGCGCTCAACGCGCCCCGATTGGTTGCCGATGCGGTAGGCAAATTGAGCGTGATGACCGGCGTGGTGGTTGAATTGGCAACTGTAGAAGAAACATCCGTGCCTGTTGTTCCAAGCGTCAGCGCCGCAACGCTAGTGACGGTTCCACTAGAAGCACCAGCGTTAATTGTCTGATTGGGCCAGCTTCCCGTGATGGTGACATTGGTTCCCGCCACCAAAGCCGGTGTGGCCGTGCCAGTGCCACCACTAGCCACCGCAAGCGTGCCGCCAAGGGTAACAGCGCCAGTAGTAGCTGTCGCAGGCGTAAGGCCCGTAGAACCGCCGCTAAATGAATCCACGCCGGAGCTAGACAGGACGCTGTATTTGATGTTGCCTGCGTTGTTGACAACTTGCCAGGCGCTGCCGTGCGTGTAGGTCAGCTTGTCGCCTACCAGCAAAGTGACTGTGATGATTTTGTAAACAGTTGCCGTGTCTAGCAACTGAATCGTGACAACTTGAGAAGCTGAATCTGTATTCAGCACGGTCACCATGTCAATGTCACGAATGACAGACGCAACAGGGGCAGAACAAATGGTTACGGCGGTTGTGCCGTTGGAATTTGCAAGCTGGGTGGAACCCAGATAGGTGGATGAAGTTTGATCCGAATAAGAGACAACGATTTGCAAAGGCGCAGTAGCTTGCGCCCCGCCAAGAATAAGGGTTAATGACCTGTTTATCGTGTCTAGTCTTATCATAATTTACCCATGCGCCGCAGCAAAAGCATAAATGGCAGGCCCACTAGAACTTGTGGAAGCTGTAGTGATACTTGGAACCGCAGGCGGTGAAAGCTGCAAATCATCCAACGAAGTCTGGTTGCCGCCGCCGCCCGTTAAGGTAAACAAATTAAGAAAAAACCGATACCACTCACGCGACATTAAGCCTGTGCGAGGATCAATAAAATCAACCCGTGATGACGGAATGCTTGTGACGTTAAATTCAGGCATTTGTTGGACTCAATATCAGTTCAGCGCCCATGATGGCAATCTTTACCGGGTCAGTGCCAGACACTTCGTAGACCCTGTCCCGCAGCTTCAGCGTCATGCCCAGCCGCCGCCAAAAGACGCGCTGGTAGTACGCCCCAATCTTACCCATTGGTGACCAGTGTTCGTTGCTCCAAGTGTGGCCGCCATCATCCGACCAACGCAGCATAGCTTGTGGATCTGAGCCTTGGCCGTCATTCAGCCCAACGCCAGACTCGCAATTTAACTGCAAACTGTGGTGCGCGGTGCGCTTGAGATTGTTCTGCCCTGTTGGCAACGCCCGCCATGAGCGCAGCCACTTCTGAATGCCACCATTGTCCGCGTAGATGTCTAAGCTGAATTTGTAGATGTTGCCGTTTTCATAGTCGCCAACAATAATGTTGCCGCCAAAATTGCACTGGCAATTGCTGCGGTGGCGAACAAACTCGCCGTTATCCCAACCGGCACGCTCATGCCAGGCTTGCGTGGACACATCATAGACCCAGGTTGCGTCGCCGCTAGGAAATGTCAACACATAGAAAGCGTGACCCTCTTGCTGGTAGGTGTAGGCTATAGCGTCTGAAATGTCGCCGTATTGGGCAATTGCGTACTCAATGGCGTGGGTAGAGATGCGCTGGCCGGTGTAGCCATTGGCGCGGTAGACAATGCCCTGACCGCGAGCGTCGGTTCCTAACCAAAATAGACCATTGTCCAGCTTGGCAATAGAAAATGCCGCAACGCAGCCGATTTCGTTGAACGCGCCTTGGATGCGGGTTAGCGGAAAATCCGGCAAGCCAGCGTCATACCAAACCTCTACCGAGTCAGTGCCAAACAACCAGGCTTCGCGGTGGTCAACAATCAAGCCCACCAATCCGTCAGGCGAACCCTCTGCGCTGGCAAAATCCAACGGGTCAACCGATAGGCCGTCCAGCAAGGATGTCACCCATACGCGCTGACTGTCTGGCTCATTGAAAACAAAGTACCCGTCCAAATAGCCTACCGTCACCGCGCCTGGAAAATCAGGGTCGGTGATTTGGGCAAATACGTTGGTAACCTCGTTGTAAATGAAACCGTCAGGGTTGCAGGCAAAGAATATCTGCGAGCCGTTGTCCGCAATTGACACCGGCCCTGTGCCTGATACCGCCCCTATCAAGGTAGGCGCTGAAGTCATGTTGTTTAGCTTGTAGACCTCACCGCCGGACACCACATAGAAGTCACTGCCGTTGGTTTGGTGCGCCCACAGAGCGCGGATTGGGCCTGTGCCCACAGTCTGTAAGAATTCAAGCCCAGGGGCACGATTAAGAAACGCGGCGGTCTGTCCGTTGTCCGGCGTCATCTCCGGAAACATATTGACCATCCGGTTGTCCGCAGCATTGATACTGCGGGCGACGTAGGACGCGCCGAGTATCGGGGTCTGCATCAGTAGTTTCCTGCGTAGATGTTGAACCGCTGGCGAGTAGCCACAAT